CGTCTGGTAGACGCCGCTGCCTCCAGCCATGCCGGACAGCTGACTCACGATGGTGGTCCCCGCGAGCACGCCGCTGCCGGACAGCACGTCGCCGATGCCGATGATGCCGGTCACGTTGCTGGCGGTGATAACCGTGCCGGTCCCGTTCGAGGTGAAGGTCGCTCCGGCCACGGTCTGCGGGTTGTTCACTTGGTAGGTGCCGGTACCGCCGGAGCCAGAGCCAAAGCCGACGACCGTTGTGCCGGTGGCGATCAGGCCGAGTGGGTCGCTCAAGGTCTGGCCTATCGCCAGGACCCCGGAGGTCACTGACCTCACGCTCAGCGTATTGCCCGAGATGTTGCCAACCACGCTCGCGCTGGCGGTGTTGGACGAGCCGATCAGCAGGGAGGCCACCTGCGCCCACGGCCCGAGCGCCGCGACGGCGGGGACGTACTGGATGGCGTAGAGCGTCGATCCGATCCGCGCCTTTGGGATCACGATGTTGCTTGGTGGCGAGGTCGACGTCATCGACTCCGACGCCACGGTCTGCGATGCGCTCACGGAGTATGTCCCGACCCCGCCCACGCCGGTGCCGTAGCCGGTGACCGTGGTGCCGGCCAGGAGAGCTCCCGTCGTATCCGCCAGCGTCTGGCCGATCGTGATCGTGCCTGCGGTGATGTTCGTCACCGTCAGCGTCGTCCCCGCGATGGAGCCGGTGAAGGCGGCCGCCAGCGCCGTGCCCTGGAAAGCGGCGAGCAGTGCGTTCTGCACCAGCGTTGCCGCGTTGGACGGCACTAGCGGCCCGTTGACGATGGTCACGCTGAACAGGATCTGCAGCGGGGTCGGTATCTCGTAGGTGATCTGGTATGGGATAGGGGAGGCGTAGAGCGGGTTGTTGTCGTAGGCGGTGACGGTCGTGTTGCCGACCATCGGGGCGCCGGCACCCTTCTTCGACAGGATGGCGGCGGCGATCGTCGCGGATGCCCCGCCGGCCACGGCGACGTAGATCGAGTACGGCGCGATCGACACGCCGCCCACCACCACCGTGCCCGAGGTGTTGTTGTTGTAGCCGTAGTAGTCCAGCACCCCAGGCACCTGCGCCACGGCGCCGATGATCGAGCCGACGGCGCCGAAGCTGTTCCCCGCAACGCTGTCCTGCCGCCTGGTCTCGAACGCGGCGCGGCTCTCCACGTTGGAGCCCACCACGCCGGAGGCCACCGTCACCGAGTCCCACCCTGGGATCGCTTGGTAGATCGAGATGTCCTCGGCCCCGGGCACCGCCACGGGTCCCGGCTGCGTGCAGGCGAACGAGGTGACCACCGTGCCATTCGCGGCGATCGTCACCTGCCCGGTGCACTGGTAGAGGTTGCCGGCGCTGTCGGAGATCGTCGCCGCGTTCTGCGTGGGCGTGCCGGCCGGGATGACGACTCCCGGCAGGCCGTTGCAGTTGACCTGCAGCACGGTCGGCTCGGCAGGGTCGCGCTCGAGGAAGTAGAAGCGGCCTATCGCATCCTGGAACCGTCCAGACGCGTACGCCGGGTCCACCTGCTGCGCGTAATAGACGAAGATTGCGTAGGCATTCGAGATGACCGCCGCCTCGCTAGAGGCGAGTTGGCCCTGCGGAGTCGTCAGCGCATAGTTTAGATTTCCTCCAAACGCTGTGTTGATATCTTGCTGAACTCCCGCCAACACTGCCGGACCAGGAGGAGAGACGAACCCCTGCTGCGTAAATTGAATTGGGGGAACGGCCGTGCCAGCCATCAGCCACTGCCCTGCGGGTTTATGACTGAGAACGGCGCGGCCGATACTTGACCAGTCGTGGCGCTTGTCACTTGCACCTGACCTGTCATCAGCCGATTAGTGAAAGAAGATATAAACACTTGCGCTGATTGCACGTCTGGCACAGTCTTGGCTGCGTTCACGAGTTGCTGCTTCAGCAGAGTCAAGTTCGGCTTTTGTCCGATAATTTGCTGAAGCCATGGTATGCCTATTGTTGTGTTCCAATAGCACTCAGAGAGAAATGTCTTGATGGCCGATGCTGCGTCTTGAGCGAGTGAATAAGGCTCACTCGCGACGGCAATATTCCCTGCAGCATCGAGAAGAAGATCCCAACTCTCTGGATCAAGAAGTAACGTTGACGGAGGCATTGATCTTTCCTTTACCCCACCGGCGTCCCAGTCTCTCCTGGCGCAGCTGTCACCGCATGCGTATGTTTCGTCACACTGATTCCGTTCACAACGAAATCCCCGCCCGAGGCAGTCGTGACCGTAAAACCACTCGACGATGTCACTAGCACATTTCCATCCCCATCCGCGATTTTGAGCGTGCCATCGGACTTCAATTGGAGATACTGCGTCGGCGCCCCATTGAGACATCCACCCATATAAATTCCGTCCGCGAGGTCGTATTGGCGGCGCGTGCCGGGAGTGTAAGTCCCCGAAATGCTGCCCGAACTCTGCCGGGTCACATTGGAGCCGTCACGATCCCCGCAAATCACGTAGCCCACGTCACCCGCGACAGGATCGGCGATGATCGCCCAACCGCCCGCTTGCAGCCGCCAATAAGGGATTCCGTAGACCAGTCCATGCGGGGTAGCGTATCCGTTCGCGTCTATCTGGCTGACGAGCGGTTGCACATCCACCGTGCCGGCAGCTGGTGGTGTGCCGCTGCCCGGATGGACGGCCTTCACTTGGACGAGCTTCATCACATTCAACTGGGCGATGAACTGCCTGGCAATGAAGGAGATGGTAGTTCCCTCGGTTACCAGATCCTCTGGTGCCATCTGCCCATAGCCGAATGAGTTTGTGTCGCTCATCGTTCAACTCGAAGCCTGCGGCACCGCCGGTGCCGGCAATCCCAGCGGGAAACAAATCGCCGTTTCCTCCCACTTGCCCTTAGGCACTAGAGACTCCAACACCAAATCAAGACCGTAGATAACGACAGTCTTATTGTTGATCTGCGGGATGCTACTCTGCAGCATGATCTGGCCTCCGAATCCGAGTTGTGGGTTAAATACCGTCCGAACCACGATCCAACTGTTCAGCGCGAACGACGGGTAGCCGATCATCCCGGTCGCTGGCCCCACAATCGGCAGTGGCCCAGCGCCGCTGAAGGTTGTGCGTGAGCCGCCTATTGGCCATATCGCCAGCACGGTGCCACCCTGGGCCCCCGTCAATACCTGGGCGTTGATGTGGGCGTCCCGCGCGAGTTTTTGGACTTGCTGCTCTATCGTTCCGGGGTAGTAAGAGGCCGGCAGCTTGATGTTGATGTTGTTGTTCTCGAAACCGACGTTCATTTGTCTTGCAAAGCCAGACATCGCCGTTGCCACGTCGGTCGTGCCGGGGAAACTGGTCGGTGTTGCAGGGGCAATCGCATACGCACCAACCGTCGAGCACGAGAATCTCATCGGCACGTTGGGCTGCTGATTGTAGTCCGGCAATGCCAGATAAATCACGCCGGAGAAGATAGGAGTGAATCCCGCCTGCGAATTCGGGTTTGGATTTGTGACCGTCCCAGGGACCGCCGGCACGCCGACCGTGAAGGTGCTCGAACTACCGGCGTAGATTGTGATGAGGTTCTTCTGCACCAAGTTGAACGCCTGCCCAAGCGTGCTCAACTGGTTCATCAGGTCCTGCGGCAACCCCCAGATCATCACCTCTGCCGTACAGCCGACCTTGCCGCTGCCCTGGACCCGCACGGACGCACGAAATCCTGACAGCTGCACCGTATTGTTTCCGGTCGAGTCGAAGATGCTCGGCTGGTTGTTGACCGGTTCCGAGGCCAGTTGGATCTGAAAATTCAGGAGCCGCTGGACAAAGCTCTGCTGGGGTTCAAACGGCTGATTTTGCGTCTGCGGCAGCGGCGTGACATGGATCGTCGTTGTCATCACCCCTCCCCAGCCGGCAGATCGCTCTCCTCCAAATAGATTAGCTGATAGCGCGTGCCCAGTCCGGTGTAGATTGGGTCAGTTGTTCCCTGTGAATCGAAAAACACGAAGTCGCCGATGAACCCGAGATAGACACTGCGCACAATGCGGTTGAGGTTTTCGCATATCACGCCGTAAACAATCGGCGAACCGTTCACCAACACGTCCATAAATAGGCCGTATGCGGTCTGAGCAAGATTTATAGTTACGTTTTGCCCGCCAACCTGCGTCTGAAGTGACTGATTGGGTACTGCCGCCACGGATATCGACATCATGGCAGTCAACCTACCGAGCTAAACGGAGCGCCAGTGTATGGCACCGCAGGCACGGCTCCCTGTCCTTGAACGCCAGCATTCCCAGGCTGTTGTGTATTCTGGTACTGCGCTGTTGCCGTCTCACGGACCTCAATCAACGACAGTTCCACCACGATCAATCCCGCACCCCTATCGGCTGATCGTGTAAAATCACGGTGCGAGAAACAGTAGTTCGTGTAGACCTTCTCCGGCGTCACAACGTCGAACAAGTCTATGCTGTACATCACCGCATCAATTGATTGCAGAAAGTTCTGCCGGTTGCTCTCGGTCCCGCCAGCAGAGAACTTGCAGCGAATCTCGGCTGGCATCTGCACCTTGTCGTAGCTCTGGAATTGCCCCTGCTCGACCGGATAAGTTGCGATATGAAATTCTTGCTTGTAGTCGAAGTCGACTTGGCTATCGGCGGCGATTACTGGCACCCCGTTCAGATAGATTCCCCACAC